GTATTATAGGAAATAATAATTTCGCTTTTTTATATAAAGTATATTTTGATATTGCTCCAAAACTGGCTTCTACTTCATTACAAAATAAACTAATAATATTAGGATTTTCAAACTTGTAAGGATTCCTTTGCCATTGTTTATAATGCATTATTTCATGACGAATAATGACTTTTCGAGTGATCCAACTATTATAATTGTCCCATCCTTTTAAATATAGTTCATTTAAAATAAGAGTAGGTATAGATTTTTTAATATTGAAACATCCCGCAAAAGGTTGTTCTTTATCATCTATATAAATTCTTTTAAATGTCATAACAATTATTAGAATTGTTTACTTGCAGCACAAGGTCCATCATGTCCTACTTCTCTGGAACATTCCCATCCTGGAGGAGGAACGTTACACCTTTCAGAATCTTCTTTTAAAAGTTCTGTTTCAAGTTGTCTAATAGTGAGTTCTAGATCAATGTTAACGTTATTTAATGCTCTTTCTAAGCGTTCCTTATCCGCCAAGAGAAATGCTCCTGCTTTTTCTAAATTTCTTTTTCGTGTTGTTGGACGAAATAAGTCCTTTCCCCAACAATCAGGCCACCAATTAATTGATTCATTAATATAAGCAAAAGCCCCCATTGCTAATTCACCATTAACATGTGAATCGTCATGGGCAGTTGACCATAAAGTCTTCTGTCGTTCTCTTTCTTTCGTAATTAGTTCTTTAGCGTTCATATTAAAACTGTTTCCCATTAGCTAATTTTCGTGCCTCATGCTTATGATCTTCTCTAGTGCGATTATATTCCATCTTCTCTTCAAATGCTCCTTGAAGATCATAACCAAATGCAGCAGCATAGTCAAAAATCCTAATCAAAGTATCTACAAGTTCTACTTCTGCCATTTTTCGATGAGGAAGTTTATCATCCATTAGATTCTTTCTTTCGCCTTCTAAGCATTCAGAAATTTCCGAATGAATTAATGCAAGTAGTTCCCCTTTATTACGGAAAAGAGGTTCTCCCGTTTCAATATTTTGCCACCATTTTTGGTTAGCAGCATGACAGATTTTAGCATATTCGTTTAGGTTCATGTTTTATTTGTTTCTTCTTTTATCTACAACTTTAACAGGTTCAGGATTAAATGAAAGATAATACTCTTTCATCAATTCATAAAGTAATTTATTAGGAACTGCTCGTTTTCGTCCAACTTCTAACCATTCATATTTCAAATAATCATGACAGAATAATGCCACAGCACTTGATCTGGAGACACCTGCTTTACAGTTTACGATAACATTTTTATCTTTATGTTTCAAGATAAAATCTACAATTTCCTTGGCTTGTTCTTTAGTAGGAGGTTGTGCCCATTCATCTGTTCCAATTATAGGAACCTCCTTAACTATATCCCAAAAACTAATATGTAGATTAGGAAGCTCATCCAGAAATTCATTTCTAATTGCATTATAGCTTGTATCGGGTTCACCGATTGCAATCCAAATTGCTTTGGCTGGATCAATATAGTGGGACCAATCTTCTGCCTCCTTACGAGGGATATTAACAACTGTTGTCATAATTATACTTTAAACCATGCTCCTCGTACAATGAAACGAATTTTATTTTTTCTTAAATTATCAAGAAAAGTTTGCGTTATTCCATCCTTTGACAATCCTGATTCCTCAATTTTAATATCTTCTATGCGTGTAATTCGATAAAACGAAAAAACATTATAATCAAGTTTATTTCGAAGCAAGTCTACTTCATTAATAAAAAGTGATTTTTCAGTCATTACCCACATACTACCTGCTTCCACTGCCCAATTATCATCTCTAAATGGAGGAATATACGAATCATCATATATATCCTTCCTGCTCTTATTATACAATGCCACAGGATGTTTCATATTGGTGTCACATACATGAAATCCGGCATTTCTAAAAATATCTTTAACTTCTTTTTCTGTTGGAATCCAATCTCGACTCTCTGATCCAAATAAAGGAACAACACATAATCCTGGTAACATTTTTAATAAATTTCTTCTATTCATAACGATATACTTATTTTAATCCATACTAACCAATCTTGCAACATATTGTTTTATTTTTCCCTCGTCATATTTATGATAACTTAGGGTTCTTTAATAGAATATATTGGAGCATCCATCGGTTAAAAGATTTAAACTTAAATTGACTAAAATCTTTTGTAATAATAGCATTGTGAAAATCACGGATACTGTCCTCCGCATTCTTAGGAGCAACAGTGGGTTCCATTCTCTCATATTCTGAAAGTTCATGGAAAACAAATACATTAGCCCCATCCGATTTAGCTTTCTTTGCATATGTAACTATATCTTCCTTAGTGTATAAAAGGTAGAAATCTCTGGCAAATGCAATCTTCCCTTGCAAATCTACTTCTTCATTAGGAGACGAAGCATAAAACATTTTATTCTCGTTCAAATCGTATATTCCAACAGGATTAGGACAGTTATCACTAATATGAAACCCTTCATTTCTAAAAATATCTTTTATTTCTTCTTCTGTTGGATACCAACTATTTTCTTGATCGTTCATATATCCATAGTCTAACCCACAATTATTCCAAAAGCAATGACTATTTGTTTTATTTTTCTCTCTTGATAAATATTATCACCATGACTAGCGAAGCTCAATCCCATATTCAAAAATTCCTCTATAACCTATCTACTGGCAATTATGCCCATGCAGATAAAGAACTCAATAAAGTCGTTACCCAAAAAGTAAATGATCGTTACCAAGCTGCACTAGAGAAAATTCAAAATCCTCCTACGAAGACAAAATAATAGAATTTACATTTATTGAATAAATAATCCTTATATGTTAGATGAATTAAAGCCTATTTTTGAACAAATTGATAAAAACATCTTCAATGAAGATACCCTTAAACAAGTATCTGCTATCATCGAAGCAAAAGTCAATGAAAAAACCGAAGCGCGTGTACAACTAGCAGTTGAATCCGCCACTCAAACTCTTGATGAAGAAATGACAGAAAAAATGACCCATCTTGTCAAAACCATCAAAGAGAATATTGACAAAGACCACTTAACTAAAATCAAGTACGTCGTCGAACAACTTAATACTGATCATCTTGCCAAGCTTGTTACTCTTAAAGAAAATTATGAAAATCTTCTAAAGAAAACCGCTCAAGAACATAAGATGACACTTGTTGAAAGTGTTGATACTTTCCTTGAGAAATATATCGATAAGAATCTTCCTAAACAAGTTATCGAAGAAGCTGCTAAAAACAATCACGTTAAAAATCTTCTACAAGAAGCTCGTAAAGTTCTTGGCGTTGATGAAAAGTTTGTCAAAACCAATATCAAAGAAGCATTCATTGATGGTAAGAAACAAATGGATAAACTTATTCAAGAAAATACTCAATTAAAGCAATCTAAAAATAAAGAAGAAGTTCAACGTTTTCTTACAGAGAAGACTGCTAATCTTCCTACTGAACTTGCTAAATTCCTTAAAAAAGGTTTTGAAAATAAACCACTAAATGTCGTTAAAGAAAATTTCGATTATATGGTCGAAATGTATGATGTCAGAGAGAAGAAAAAGAAAACAGCTCTTCTTAATGAATCTAAACAAATTTCCAACGTTGATCGGTCCTCAATCTCCGGTGATGCACTAATAACTGAAAGTTCTTCTAAGAACAATTCCAGTACTTCTCCTCTAAATCCTTTAGAAGACATGTATCTAGACGTTCTTGCAAGAAAATAAGCGATAAACAATAAATATAAAATATATGGTAAATCCATCCTCATCCTACGTAGACAGTGCGCCCGGTTTCATTAACAAAGATCGTGGTCGCCAATTAATTAACAAGTGGAGTAAAATCCTCGAATTCACTGATAGCCAGACACCCCCAATTAAAGGCCATCAGAACAAATTAGCAACCGCTATCATTCTTGAAAACCAAGAACGCTCACTTAAGGAAAACGGTTTCCTTCGTCAGCAAATGGTCCAAGAAAATGGTATGGTCGCTGGTGGTGCCTTTGCTGGTACTCCTTGGGGCGGTGGTACTCCTGGTTCCGCTCCCTCAACTAACGGTCAATACGGTAATGCCCTAAATGCTTCCGATTGGTATGCTCCTGGTGATGCTCGTCTTCCTAAGACTCTCATTCCTATGATTCGTCGTACATTCCCTGAGCTAATCTCTCATGAAATCGTCGGTGTTCAACCTATGAGCGGTCCTGTCGGTCTTGCCTTCGCCCTTCGTTATCAATACGACCAATCCCCTCTTGCATGTAGTCCTTATAATGATAAAGGCTGTACATTCGATCCTTCCAAGTTCAATCCAAGCGGACATCCGTTTGACACCACTGGTCTAGGTTCTGGTGAAGCAGGTTATCAAAATCTATTCACTGCACACACAGGTATCACCGCTGCTGGTCTATCCGGTAATGCTGATTTCGCTGTTCCTGCAATGGATTCCGGTGTTGCTCAACTTCTAAGCCATTTCGAAGCAAGCAGCAATATTCCTACTATGTCTCTTAAAATCGAGAAAACCGCTGTTGAAGCCGGTACTCGTAAATTAGGAACTAGCTGGTCTATCGAACTAGAACAAGACCTTATGAATATGAACGGTATTGACATTGATGCAGAAATGACCAATGTTATGTCCTACGAAATTCAGGCCGAAATTGACCGCGAAATGATCATCCGTATGATCCAAGTAGCTCTTAATGCAGGTCTAAATACCGGTTATTCTATCTGGCGTCCACAACTTGCAGATGCTCGCTGGTTTGCAGAACGTGGTGTTGACTTCTATGCCAAAATCGTTGTAGAAGCTAACCGTATGGCTATTCGTAACCGTCGTGGTCCTGCTAACTTCATCGTTGCAACTCCAAAGGTTTGTACCATCCTTCAACTTCTTCCTGAATTCCGTCCATTCGAAATCAGTTCCAATATCCAAGTTCACCCAAATGGTGTTGCTCGCGTTGGTTCTCTCGCAGGACAATTCAATATCTATCGTGATACTCGTTCTGAAGCACAATACCTAGCCGGTGCCCGTGCAACTCAAATCGAATATGCACTACTTGGATATAAAGGAACAGAATTCTATGATACAGGTCTAGTTTATTGCCCTTATATTCCAGTTCTTGTACAGCGGACCATCAGTCCTCTTACTATGACACCAAACGTAGGTATGATGACTAGGTACGGAGTCATAGATTCCCTATGGGGGGCTAGTAATTTTTACCATATCATTATCGTTAAGGATATTGATCGTAACCATTATACTTCCAGTCTTAGTGTTCCTACTTCTTCTCTACCTGTTTACTCAGTGTCTATCTAATAGATTAGGAGAAAGTAAAGAAAAATCCACGAAAACCCGCTCTATAGAGCGGGTTTTCTTTTGTTATAATTCTATAGTTTTAAGATATGTTTCTATACTTTCATTCGTGAAATCATTGATTTTAAGGGGAAATACTTCCCATTTAGTGAGACATTTCGATGCTTTATTATGTAAAGACTGTATAATCTGTTCTCTGACAATTGAGAACATTCGTAAATCTTCTTGATATTTTAAAAGACCTAATGAACAAAAAAACGAAGGCAGAATAACCTTTTCGGAAATAAAACCATGTGGATATAAATTAAAGGTTTCCGTAGAAGTCATATTAGTCTTATATTGCTTGAATAGCAAGTGGATTATCTGTTCATCCAATTGAATGAAATATGGGATATGAATAACATTATATCCATTTTCTTCAAAAACTTGGTTTCTAACAATATCACGAATAACAGTAGTAGGTTGTGTATAATGCCGTGGCCCATCATATTCCACAATAAGTTTTAATTCTTCGATTAAGAAGTCCGGTAAAAATCTTTTACCATTAAACTTTAGAGTTGGCGATGAAACAGTATAATCTCTAAAACGTTCCTTTAAAAATATACCTGTTGATTCTTCTGTTAAATACTCTTCAATCATAGATATTAATCTTCAAAGGTTTCAACTTCATCCCATACCATAATAGGTTTAACAAGGCTATAATCATATTGATGATTGTGAACTTTATGGCATTTCTCAACAAAAGCATCTTTAGACACAATCATGGCAGGAATTTCATTTGGTTCAACATCATCATATTTTTCTAACGTAATAGTTGTATGTAGAAAATCAGGAATGTCTTCTCCTTCAATATATTTGTAAAGATTAGGAGACAGTACATTTTTAGCCGCAACTAGAAATTGCTCCTTGGTGATTAAGAATGGTACAACAATACCGTCTGTAGTTTCATATGGTAGAATATTTTTATCTGTGTTCATTTATTTTTGGGGTTTTACTAACAATGCAAGTTACTATAAAAGGACGGCGTAAGCAACTTATTAACTAACCTTTATTTTAGCTTGACCAATATTAGGAATATAAGGAGCATAAACATATCCAGGATTATCATGAACCACCGATTTATAACCTAATAAAACTTCTCCATTTTCATTCATGGGTGATCTGTAAACTTCTGTACAATTTTTAATTATTCTTTGATCAAATAAAAACTCCTTGGGAATTCTTTCATCTATTACTTTTAATTGTTTATCATCAATAATTTCTGCTTTAATAGGAAAATCGACTATTCCTTGATCTAATAAGTAGTCTAAATTTTCAGCATGTAGATTAGTTAATAAGCGATTCCTGTATCGAATATCATTTCCTTGTGGCATGGGATATGGGCCTTTATGTAGCCATGCTAATAGTGTTTGGCAACCTTTATTAGTGATCAAATATTCTTTCATAAATTATTCTCCTCCACTCCAAGAGCGGTTATAATCATACATTTCTTGTAAAGTGACGGGTAAACGGTCTGCTACATGTGGAATCCGTTTCATATCATATAACAATACTGTTGTTCTATATTGTTCAATAGTTTCTTTATTTAGGATTTTATAAGCTCCTGCTCCCATTAGAGGATAAATCCATTGTAAAACTTTACCATCTTCTACAACTACTCGTATATCCCCTAAACAATTTCCTACAAAGTAACTTTTACTAGATTTATAAATATCATAAATCTTACCGTCTTTGTATGCAAATTCTTCATTTAGGGAGAATTCGTCCCAAAGGTCTTTTGTTACTTCTAATTTCATATTAACTTACTTCTGTTTGTAAAACTTCTCCAATATTTCTTTCTTCTACTACAAAATCGGGTGCAGTGAAAAGTAGATAATTTCTATAATGGTAGCCATCTTTCGTTAGATATTCTTCAAGAGTTTGGTATTCTTTATACATATTTTCGGGCCAAGAGGGCCATTGGTATCTAATGGGAAATGTCAGGGAATCCTGTCCATTAAGTTGTTTATTTTTGTTTTGTAAATCTTTTACATCACGAGAAATACAATATTGTTTAATATATTCTAGTGCTTCCTCTTTAGAATTAGCAAGGACATGGTATGGTGTGCAATATCCGCCTTGATCAAATGTGTATAATTTCATAAATTATTTCTCTACTTTCCAATTATATCTACTATCATCTACTTCTTTTTTACCATCCCACACCATTAAACCTTTATCTTTGGCCCATCTATATAAAGTGGTATTAACTTCGATACTTCCTTTACATATTGCATCATCATCACAATTGAGATATGTGGCATATGCTTTAGCCATATCTTTAATAGATGGTTCCCAATGAAAGACTTTTATAATTGCTCCTGAATTAGACTGTAAAATATAGATATATTCTTTGTCTCGTTTCCATGCCATATGATCATATCCGCACATGATAGCATTGGCGAACCATCCATAAATCCATTCTTCATCAATATCGATTTTATACATATCTTTAAAGATTTTCATGAATTCTTTAGTCCAAATGGATGCATCCATGGTGGAATGAAGATTTATTTCTTTTTCAATTTTATCTTTACCAATACTCCAAGAGTTAATATTTTCCATGTCATATATTACAACAAGAAGTCCTCTTTGTCAAACCTTATTTCGTTAACATGTATCTATATTTTCCTGCCAGGGGTTTACTAATCATATTCCCATAATATTCATTCATTTCTTCTTTAGAATTTAATTGTTTTACAATTTTAACATTCTTATAATCATATTCAGCAATACTAATCTTAAATCCTTGATTGATGAAATTATCGAAATTTGAATACCAAAATTTAAACCCTTTTTCCGTTAATGAATCATCAGAAAGAACAAAATTATATTTGTTCATAAGAAAATAAATGTAAAAATAATACATTAATCCTTTTAAATTATATTTTTTTCCGAAAGAACTTGTCATAGTGGTTATTATTCCATCTTTATATGCATCTCCTGAATAGGTTGCAATCTTTGTATTATTCAGAACTAAACTATAAACTCTAATTTTAGAGTTGCTTAAAGAAGTATGAATATAAACACCAATCATTTCTTTCCCTACCTGAAATTCTCCTACCTTTTCATAATTATTATATTTGTTGAAATATTGATTTTCGTCTCGATCAATTACATCGATAGGATCAATCCGTAAAGGCATTTCTAACAAAGTTATTAACTCATTAAACTTCATATTATTATTCTTCAAATGAATTGATTCTTTTAACTACTTTACCTTTTTTAGAAGGTCCGCAATAGAAATATTCTCCTGGATTAGGGGCATTAAACACTTGATCAGTGGATACTATTGCTTTAATTATAATAGAAGGTTCCTCTTCCACGGCAAAGATATGTTGAGCATGTTCCAATGCAAATCTAGGAGACATTGTGACAAAATCCATATCTTCAAAAGTAGTTCCTGATGATTCTAATTTTGCTCTTAAAATAGTAACAAACCCATTTTTATTTCCTTGATCTTTTAAAGATGGGCCTTTCATCCCTTCTCTACCTTCTAATAATAAACATAATTCATTAAACTTCATTATATTATTTATCCTTATATATCAACCACAATATTATTAGCTTCTTTGATTTTCTGTTGTGCTTTTTGTTTATCTTCTGGAGAACCAAACATACTTGCAAAGACTTGATCCCTTGTTGCCAGAATGAAGTTATTAGTAACTGGTCCACCTTCTCCATTACCTAATTCAGGAAGTTTATTTGCCATACCTTTTTCCTTAAGGTCTAAATCTCTAGTTTTTAATTCTTTAGCTTGATCCATTTTTCTCTTCTCAATAACCACATTAACCATATTTTTAAATAGTTCGGATTGACTTTTAATGATGGAAGAATGGGCTTCAATATATTCAGCCGTTCCTACTTGATTAACTAGGTCTTTGGTTTGCTCTAATACTTCGCCATTAGAATTAATTGTTTCCATAAGTTTCCCCATGACAAATTTATATACATTTTCATCAGTTAAATCTTGAATAGGAACTTGTTTAACTTCTTTGATGGTTTCTTTAACAGTGCTTAGAGAAGCTAAAACATCATCTAAATCGGGTTGATCTTGGGCATTAATCATATCTATATTTAGAAATTTAATAAAAACTATTCAATATAAATAATAACATATGGAATCTCCTGATTTAGAAAACTTATATGAAGCATTATTAGCACCCGCTAAAGACCCTAAACAAATTGTTCATGAATATGCTGTTAAAGCTAATGGTGCTCTTGCATCAGCATTATTATCTATTCAACAAATAAGAACAGCATTATATTCGAT